ACTTAATTTTAAGTATCCAAATCAGTAAGTTATGAATATTTTATATTTTTTAATCATATCATTAGTTTTTTTAGGTATAAATGTTTTAATATACTACATATTGTATAGAATTTTTAAAAAACACATTAAAAACATTCTGAATAAAATAAATAACATTGCAAATCAGTCAATAACCCAACAAAAAACCTCAATTACAAGTCATTTTGATCAAGAATTGAATAAAGTTAAGGAGATTATTAGAAAAATCACCAAAAAATAAGGTTATAGACTGAAATATTTAGCATTTTATCAGTTTATAACCTTAAAAATCATCATTTTCGGCGTTAATTTCTTGAATTTTGAGTATTTTTACATTTTTTCCCTTATTTTTTACTGAAATTTCGTGTTCATTGGGGTAAAGTATGTTATTTCTGAGTGTTTCTTGTAAATCTACCTCATTTTTTGGTATTTCTGCGGTAATTAGGTAGTATTTTTCCCCACAACCAGTACAAAATGAGTGATTTGACAATAATTCTTGTCTATTTTCACTAAAATGTGTCCCAATTTCGTCTAAATTGATGTCTTTTTCGTCATCTACAACCAAAATTCGGTATCCTATAAGTGTTTTTTGGAGGTTTTTTACCCTATTTAGGTGGTATTTTAGCTCATTTTTAGCCTCTTTTTCGTCAAAATCCATCGTTTTTAACGCTGAAATGAGGGTTTTTTTGTCTATTATTTCACTTAAAATAGGTAATAACTTCATATAAATAAATACTCTAATTAATCCTTTTTCTTTTGTTGTTTGATTTCCACCTCATATGGGCCGGTATTTGTCTTATAATTGTCATATTTCCAGATCATAATACAATCATCAAGAGTAATTGTCCTTTCAAATACCTTTCTTTCTACTTGTTTTTTTGTTTTTTTATCACTCATAGGATACAAATATAGTAATAATTACCTAAAAAAAGAAACCCCTCTTTTGTGAGGGGAGTAAAAAACTGATAAAATGTTATTCTTGGGATTCTGATTTATCCTCCTTAAAGAAATTTGTAAGAAATTTACCAACAACCCCAAATATAATTGAGGACACAATCATAATTTTAAGTTCAGTTGTTGTGAAAATTTCTTTTAGACTATCATACTGCCAAATACCACCAATTGCAATAACTGTTGCAACAGCAAGTAAAGCATCCCCTAATTTTCTCCACTTTTTCGGTGTGGGTTTCCAATAATTTTTCATCATAGTTGTTTTTATATAAATATTTAGATAAATAAAAAAGGGACAGTAGCGAATTGTCCCTTTTAACATTACCATAACCAGTAATGGTCCTAAGCAAACTTTTATTGACCTTTAATTAGGTTAATACATTGTTTTAAATATTCTTTAGCTCTTGGTGATGGTGTATATTCATCATCTTTTGTTTGTAGAGCTAAAACTCTCTCAATATCTTTAACAAGTTCAGTTCCGTGTTCGTTTTCTTTGTATAATTCAAGAATTTTATCCATAGCTTTATGACAATCACCAGTTGTTTCATCGTAATAGTTTTTATTTCTAAAACGATTTAGATTGTTCATCATTTCATAAGCTAAATGTGCTCCACCGTCTTTAATATCGTTAGCCCATCTAAGATTATTTAAAATACCAATAGTATCAACCATTGAATTTACACCGGCTCTTCTTTTTTTAATTCCAGGAGAATATTTTACATACTCATCAGCAAAACCAACAATCTCATTTAAAGGAACAACATTTTCTGGAATACATCTTGGTTTTACATCTTCCTTATTTTTACCTTTTTTTTCTGAACTTGGGTTTTCTTGTTCGGCTAGCACACGATTGATGATTCGTGTAATATCTCTTTCGTTTAATCTATTTCTTTTCATAGTATTTTACTATAAATATGTTTTATTTATTAAGATACAAAGTATTTATACAAATAAATATCAACAACTATGAGAATTTTAGAAAATATAATTAGAAAATCATTACTTGAGATATATTCACACTCAATGAGATTAGTTGAGAATGTAAAAGTGTCTGAAAATTTGAAATACCATTTGGATAATAACATTACACTATCTGAAAACATCTTTAGAATTTATTCTGATGAATATTTCAATTTAATAAATGAAGTAAGAAAATTATATAATCGTGGTTTAATCCAATTAAATGAAGAAGATACTTGGATTGTTGAAAGTGATTTAGGTAAAAAGGTAATTCTTGAAAGTGGTGAGGAAGTTTGGCTTGATGCCCCAATTGAGGTGGAAGAACCGATTACCGAAGCAAAACACAGAGGAAAAAATGTTAAATTAAATAGCCCTTTTAGAACACCAGGAGGACCAAAGAAATTTGCTGTATATGTTAAATCACCAAGTGGTAATATTAAAAAAGTAACTTTTGGTGATCCTAATTTGAGAGTTAGAAACGCAAGTAAATCAAGAGCAAAATCATTTAGAGCTCGTCATAAATGTGATCAAAAGAAAGATAGAACAAAAGCTGGTTACTGGGCGTGTAATGTTTCAAGATATAGAAAAAAATTGGGACTTAAATCATCAAGAAGTTGGTAATTAATTATGACACCATACGAAAGATTTATTAATAAAAAATATATAATGTTATTTAACGCCTTTTTAAAAAAAGCGTGTGAACCATTATTTTATGAAAAATATAAGAAAAAAATAAATCTTAAATTATATGGTATTGCAATAACACCAAAAAGTTCTGTCAACAAATACATACCAAAAGAGGAACTTTTAAATTCACAAGCAACTGTTAGTTTTTTTATTGATACTGAACCAAATAATATAAGAACTAATTTTATTGAAGATTTGATTTTATTAAAAGGTGAAAATATTCTACAATTACAAGATGGTCAGTATATAGAATATGATCCAGATAAGTTTAATATTAGAATTAATTTTAATAAAAGACCGTTATTTAAGTTAGACTATACTACGGATAATCGTTTAAATGAAGAAATTGAGCCATCCGAAAGAGCAATCAAAAATATTTGTGATGCAAAAAAATTTTGTAAAGCTCAAGGAAAAATAACATTCGGTCAGTTAAAAGAAATTGTAACAAACGCAAAAGCAAAAAGATTATATCAACATATTGGTGAAGGAGGATATAAAGCAATATTAAGATTGCTTCCTTGGTTTTTTCCACAATTATCAATTGTGGGTTTTACCGGATCATTATTACGAGCGTTTAATAAAGTGTTTAGACCTGGAATTGAAGAAACAACCGGTTATAAAACTTGGTGGGGAAAAACAATAATGAAAATTTTTAATTTGGTTGAGGGTGAGTTAGGAATTGACGACCCATTATCAAAAATATTTTTTATATCTGATGGACTTATGACAATGCTTGATGATAAACTAAAAGTTAAGTTTGCTAGATATATTGCAGAAATTGCATCAGAAAAATCAGATGATGAGGAGGTTCCAGAATTTTTCGTTGAGAATGAATTAAGACATTGGTTAAATGAGAAATTTTTATTGGATCCACCACTACCAGAAAAAAAAGGAAAAGAAGATGATGAATTACCTTTTGATGAAATCAAAGAAAATGGAAAGAAAACAAGATTATTTAAAGAAAGTTTAGATAATGATGAGTTAAAATGGCATTTTGATGAATTAGACAGAAATGTTAAAGTAATAAAATCAAATGGTTGGAAGTTTCAGATGGATAATCAAATACCAAAACAATTAAAAGAAGGTGAGACAATCTTCATACCAAAAGGTATGTATCATAGAGTTATAAAAGGAAATGGTGATTTGGTTGTTGAAATAGAAGAGATTAAAAATGATATTATTTTAGAAAGAAATAAATCAGAATTAAGAAATATTATTAGAACAATCGTTAGAGATGTCGTAAAAGTTTTCAAAGAAAATGAGGAAGGAACATTTTATCTACCTGAAGAATTGGATAATGATAATATGTTCTATGAATTTACCGATCTACCAATACCAATTGGTTTTGAATTGGAGATTGAACAAGATAGAAAAATAGACGATTTTATATTAAATGCTGACTATTGGAGGGATGAGGATACAATATCAATTAAAATAAAATATAACCCAACAAATAAACAAAAATTAATTTATGATATTGTTGGCGAATTAAATGAGTTGGTTGGACACGAATTAAGACATGTTTATCAAAAATTAAATAGTCTTTACGATTTGGATCAACCAGAAGAAACGGATTCGTTTAAATATTATACACAACCAGAAGAAATTGATGCTCAGATTTTTGGTTTTAAAAGAATGTCAAAAATGACAAAAAAACCATTTATAACTGTTATGAAAAATTGGTTTGAGAAAAATAAAGATATTCATAACTTAACAGACGATGAAACAAAAAAAGTTATGGAAATAATTATAAAAGAAAAAAAATGAAGAATATTCCAGAAAATATATTAAAAAAAATTGAGATGTTAAAAAGTCTAATCCTTGCAAAATCTGGATTACTTTCTGAATATGGGAGTAATGTATCTATAATAACGGGTGATGTTGTTTATGATAGAGAAAAAAACAAGGTTAATGAACTTATATTTGAAATAAAAATAAATGATGTAGATTGTCCGGAATGTGATTTTGAACCAGAAAATATTAGTCAAGAAATTGTCAAATTAAAAACTAAAATATATAAAGGTAGTGTTGTTGGTTTGACCGAAAATTTACAATTAAAAAACACATATTCTTCTTTAAGAGGTGTTTTATTATATACTTGTGATTTATATGGTGACAATTTTGAAAAACTGGAATTTGGGGTGTTTTTTGATCCAGGATTTAAATATTAAGATTTAAATCTCCTTACAATTGCAAGTAAAATTCTTTTAACAATTTCACCACTCAAATTTAAAACAATATATCCACCAATTCTTTTTACAACATCAATTGGATTAACCATATCTGATTCACCTTGGACTAAATTAAACAAATCACCAATTAGTGGGATAATAAAAGTATATGCCAATATATTAGAATATTTTAAAGTAGGTATTGCTAAACTTTCTATAAATTTAACGAACACATTTCTTAATCTTTCACCGACTTTTAATGTATCATCAAATACCTCAACTAGGTTTCTTTCTTTTATTTCGTCTAAAACACTTTTTAATTTTTCTTTATTATTTTGATAATATACCAAAATTAAACCAACAGACATTAACACTAAATCGTCAGGTGATATTCCGTCAAATTTATTTGCAATAAAATCTTGAACTGGTTTTACAAATCCGGCAATAGTTACACCCCAAGTAGATAAAAAGGTTAAATCCAAACCAATCTGGTTTTTGATGTTTTCACTTAATTCCCCAAAGAAGTTTTTCATATTTTCTAACTTTTTTTCAAACATAATTTTTCTTTCTTCAAGAATTAGTTTTCTATATTGAGATTCTTTTACTATTATTTTCATACTAAATAAATATTTCGTTATATTTATATTTGTATGGCAAAGAAAATAAAATATGAAAATAACGCTCCACTAGAAGTTGGGGACAAGGTGATTTGTGTTATAATGGATGATCCATATTCACCAGTAAATCCAGGAACACCAGGTAAAGTTAAATCCGTTAGTGAGGTCCAAGGAGACAAAATATATTATGTTGAATGGGTTGGTGGATCAAAACTCGCTTTAATTGATGGTGCTGATAGCTGGAAAAAAATAGTTCAAATTGATGGTAGTGAAGAATCGCTAACCGAAAATAAAATTGTTCTCGTAAGAACAAAGAGAGATATTCTCAATAAAAATTTTTAAAAAAAAACAAAATATGAACCAATATTTCTTTAAAATGTCACAAACCGAAAAAAATAATATTTTGGATCAACACAAAACAATATATGATGGTTATGTAACACAATTTGGACAACAATCAAATACACAACCATTATATGTTCAAGATTTTGCGAATGATAAGGGTGGTATTGTTGTATCAAATAAAGGTAATGTTAAACCTTATACAAATGTTGGAATAAATGAGTCACACATTCCTCTTGATAAGATTGCTGACGGTCCAGATGATTTAAAAAATGGAACCGTAGATTTTGATGATGTTGAGGATAGAGATGATGAATATGAATTCTTTTCTACTGGAAATTCTGATGACTATAAAGACCGAAGTATGTATGATCCATACTATGATGATGAGGAAGATTTCTCCGATATGATGGCTATTGAAGATGATTATTTAGATGATGAAGAATATGAAATCGATGAAGATGATGAAATTGATTTTGATAATAAATTATCTATTGATCTAATTAAAGATGTTCCAGATGATTTAAAAGAAGATTTCATTGTAAAACTTGATGAATCTCTTAGTATGTTTAAAAGAATTATCAAATAATAATGGAAGTTAGAGAAATTGTTTCTTATTACATTTATGAAGATACAAAAAGGATGGAAATTACATTTCGTCTTACAATTGATTCAGAGGATGAGGTAAGAAATGATATTATCAATTTGGATGAGTCAAAAGAATTTGGATATAATCTAATTGAAGAAAGTTACGATTTTTTTAATACATTGGATGATGATTTTGAAGACGAGGATGATTTTGAAGATGAATTTCCGACAATAGATGAAGATACTCTTTTTTCTTTCCTAAACGAATATTATATTGTATATCCAGAAAAACTACCAAAGGTAGAAAGTTTTTAATCCTTATATTTTTTTTCATACCATAGGTATATTTATATTAAAAGATATTCTATGGATAATCTTGAAGATTTAATTTCAATTATGCAAAAATTTACTTTTAGTGATAAAAGCGAAGGTGAAATTGATGAACAAGAAGAAGGTGGTGGATCAACGGCGACTTCTGGTGGTGGCAATGGTTATCCGACTGTAACAAAGTGGGAAACCGGACTTACAAGGAGTGTTGCAAATCAAATTGACTATAAAGTAACCTGGAAATCTTTAAATAAATTAACAAGAGGAAAAGCAAATACATTATTATGAAAAAACCTTTATATTTTTTGGATCAATATGAGAAACAGAGAATCCTTGAAATGCACAAAAAAGCAACAAACCAATTGTATCTAAAGGAGGATAAAGAACCACTAAACGAGTTTTTTTTGACATTACTTGGTATTGGTCTTGCGGCTGGTGGTGCTGCGGCACTTTATAAAAATTGGGATTCATTAACCGGACAAAAAAGTAAAGATGCTTTTAGTCAAATCAATAAAGGGTGTGATATACCAACTTCTAGTAAATTAAAAACATTTAACAACCCAAATGATTATCAATATATTGCAAAAAAATTAAATAAGTCTTTTAATTGGAGTGATTGGTACACATTGGGGATGGATTGGGGAACATATAATGAAACTGTAACAAAATTATTAAAGAAAATAAGATCAATTGGTGATTATTGTAAAGTTAAAAAAGAATATGAAAAACTTTATACTCAAGACTTGGGTGAAGTTTTGATGGATGAGGTTTATCAAAATTTTGACACAATTGTAATGAATGGTTTATCAGGTGCTGTAAAGAAAACAATGGAAGTTGATGGAGATGTTCCAGGTTATAAAAAAATTGAAAATAAAACCAAAGAGGACGAAGGTCTTCGTGATCCAGGTGGGGGTAATAAGGGTTCAGAAACGGAAAAAGATGATGATCTATCTTATGTTGTTTGTTCTGGTGAGTTTTATAAAGGATGTAAAGATGGAATTTCTGGTGGCCAGATTAAAAAACTTCAAGGATGTTTAGGTCTTGAACAAACAGGTAAATATGATGATGAACTTGATAAATTGGTTCAAAGTGAAATTAAAAAAAGTAAAATAACCACATCCGATATTTCTGATATTTGTGGTGAATTATAAAATTTAAATATATAAGAAAATGAAAAATGTTAATTTAGAAATTAAAAGAATGCTTGGACTTCTTGAAACAAAAATGGGTGATGTAAAACCACTTATTTCTGAACAAATATTAAATGAACAAGATAGTGCTATTTCTTTTAAAACACCAGAAGAATGGCTAACCTGGATTTCAGGACCTGCTGGTTGTTTAACGAATAAAGGGGCTAAAAATATAAGTAAAATCGGAAATATTAAACCAGAGAATATTCAAAAATTAAGAAATTCTGGTGTTAATAATGTCAACGCCGGTGACCAATATGTATCATTTATGTTAAATGATCTTAGATTTTTTGTATTTGCCAAAAGAAATTCAAAAGGAGCTTTTTTACTTGTAAAACAAGATACTGGAAATAAAGAAAAACCATATTCTGAAAATCAGTTAGTATGTCCAGAATTAAAAAGAGGTGAAAGTTTTGTATCTGATGTTAAAAATCTTTCGGCCGAACAATCAATTAGAGTTGAAGAACTTGTTGGTCCAAGTGGGGCTAAAGAAACCGATTTTAGTTATACAAAAGTTAGACCAAAATCTGGAATCGGAACACTATATGAACCTGTTGATTTGAATACTGGTATGGGTGTAAATGATAAAAAACAATATATTAAAAAAACATCATTGGATGGTTTAAAACAAGAATTTACAGAACCAGGAAAATATTTTATTTGGGTAAGTTTAGGTGGTGAAGAAAGAGGTTTTGACATTCCAGATGAAGTTGAGGCAATGTTAAAAAGAATGGGTTATACAAGAGATGCTGCTTTACCTGGAACACAGGAGGCGAAAAACCCAACTTCAGTTAAAAAACTTTGTCAAGGTGGTGATTGTGACGATGTCTTATTAAAATATGCAAATGAGATTGAAGGTGATAGAGAAATTTGGCCAATGAATGCAAAACAAAAAGAAGAAGCAAGAAAACAAGGTATAAATGTTTCAGATTATAAAGAATTTGTAAAAACCTCAGCGTCTGGAAGACAAGCTAAAAGAGCAATAAAAGATGTTCAAAGTCAATATGCTGATAAAGATTCGTGTAGAGCTGCAATAACAGTATTACATGCTTGTATGGCATCTAATGATGATGCTGAATGTGCTGATTCAATGAACCAAACTTATAGTAGTAATTATAAAGGTGGTGAGAATGAATATTTTGATACTTTAACAACATTAAAAAAATTGGTTAGAAAATGTGGTAGAGTAAATCTAAAAGGTTTCCTTGGTGTTGGTGGAAAAGATTATGAAACAATGTTAAGAGAATTAAATACATCAACAAATAGATTTAGCCCTAATGCCGAAGAAAATAAAGCATCACAACAAGCAGGAACACAACTTGAGGAATCTCTTTCAAGAAACATTAGATTGAGTTTGAAAGAAATAAAAAGAAAAACAATGAGATAAGGATAATGTCTCAAAAATACTTACTGGATGTAGTTGTCCGGTAAGGATAAACCGACAAAAGAAGGAGGTGTTAATTATCTAGCAAAGTAGGAACTTCGGTTCCTATTTTGTTTTATATTAGATTTTGTTAAGGGAAAAAAGATTAAAAATTTAGGTGGAAAATTTAATATTTAATTTGACAAAACAAAATCAATTACTCATAATTGAATAAAAAAGATAAGCTATGTATGTAATTGTTAAACATGTAAAAACGGAAAATAAAAAAAGAGTCCCGGTTATTTTATTAGATAGTCAAGGTGAAATATGGGAATTTGATACAGAAAAAGAAGCGGAAAAAATGAAAGATACATTTCAGCTCAACTCGGATTCTGGACATAAATACGAAGTTAAAAAGATTTAACTAAATGGTTCCGTAGCTCAGCTGGATAGTAGCTACGGACATGGCTCCATAGTTAAATGGATATAACGAATCTCTTCTAAAGATTAGTTCCTAGTTCGATTCTAGGTGGGGCTACTGAATATGATGTCGTATTCTATGACAATTAGAACATAACAATACACATTTATCAAGTTCTTTGACAATTTTATCCCATGAACGTAAACGAAGTTTACTCCAATCGACATCTTTTTCGTTTGGGTCTAAATGGTGAAAATCAAATATAACATAAGGTACATCTGGGTAAGTAACATTACAGTCAATACATGAACCACCTTTATATTTGATAGCATCAATTTTTCTTTGTTTCCAACGTTCAATACAATATTGATTAAAACATTGTTTACATTGTGATGAACCAGTTTTTCTATCTTTTTGTTGATAGAATTCTGTTATAGTTTTTTCTTCATTACATAAAGTACAAATTTTATTTTCCATATTAATAAATATATGGATAGAAAAAAAAATTCTAATAAAAAGTTGTATATATTAAAAATTAATATGTAATTTTGTATTATGATTCAATGGTTGCCTTCTAAGCAGTAGGTCAATGGTTCGAATCCATTCGGAATCACAAAAAAATTTCAAAAAATGTTTTGTAAATCCAAATAAAACATATATCTTTGTATTGTAATCAATTAAAACAATAAAAAATATGAAAACAGTTTTCTCTTTAGTCGTAGTTTTGGGTGCAGCATTTTTTATGTATGAAAACTCAAAAAATAAGTCATTATCTGATTTAAACAATATTTCAGATTTGGTTGACACATTATCAACACAATATGGTGGTGGTAATAAAACACAAACTCAAACTGAAAGTGACAATCAACCTACTGAACCTAGTGAGCCTGTTGAACATTCAAAAGAAGCTATCAACTACTTTAATACTATTTGTAGAGGTTCAGAGTATGGTTCAGGAGACCAAATCTCGAAGTGGAATAGTGATGTTAAGGTATATGTTATGGGTCAAAAGCGTGATTACCTTATGGATGAGTTTAAAAGTATTGTAAATGAATTAAATTCTTATATTGATCCGATTAACATAAAATTTGTTAATTCAAGAAGTGAGGCTAATTTTGTTGTTGTTTTCGGTTCAGCTCAAGATTATGTAAATGTAGAACCATATGCTGCTAATTATGTTGAGGACAATTGGGGTTTATTTACTACAAATTCTGGTTCTGTTATTTATGATGCAAATATGTTTGTTGATATTTTTAGATGCGCAGATATTGACGGTCAAAAACACTTACTTCGTGAAGAATTTACTCAAGCTTTAGGTTTCAAACAAGATTCTTACGATTATCCAAATAGTATGTTTTACCAAGGTTGGACAACAACAACTGAATACGCACCAATCGATGTTGAAATTATTAAAATGTTATACAACGAATAATGGAAGATATTTTTGAACAGATACATTACGAGTTTATAACATCTGAAGATTATATAGTCTATCTTAAAATCTTAGAAGAACAAAAAAATTAAAAGGAGATTTTTATCTCCTTTTTTTGTTTTTTTTAGTCTTCCATATATTTATTATTAAAATAAGAAATAAAAAATAAAAATATGGGAAAGAAAATAGTTAGATTAACCGAATCAGAACTAATTCATTTGGTTGAAAGAATAATCAAAGAACAACAAGATGTTGAGGTTGAAGAAGGTTTCTTTGGTGATTTAGGAAAAGGAATTAAAAGAGGTTTTACTGGTTATGGTGATGAATCAGAGAAAGATGCTAAGCGTGATGAATTAAAATCTGAATTAGACGCTATACCAGAAGAAGATGTGTTTTATGATAATTGGGATAGAAAAAAAGAATCCCTTATGCGTCAAGCTGAAGAAGATAATTACAGAGGAAGATGGGAAATTGTTGGTAACAAAGACAAATATGTTAAATGGGTTCCTCGTCATTCTGACCCAAAAAGAAGATTAGGTGCCGGATCACCATTTAGTCCTGGAACAATGTCAGAAAGTAGAAAAAGAAATAAATAAAAAAAATCCCCAGGTTATACTTGGGGATTTTCATTTTGTAATACTTGGTAATCAATATCATTTAACGAATCAATACCAAGTTCAATAATTTTATCCAAAACCGTATCGGAATCCAAAAACTCACTAATAAAATTTTTAATCAATTTAATATCACTTAGACATTCAACAACAATGCTCGTATCTTTTTGATATAAAACATCTTTTGTAATGTCAAAGTGCGATCTTAAAACACCATAATCAATAAACAAATTAAAAATCATCTCTTGTTTATCATCGGTTAAAAAACAAAAAACAAAATCTTCAGTTTCACTAATTGAATTAAAAATAACATTTAAAATTTCGTCACCAATAACAATATTAGTAAAATCGTCCATAATATCATTTGCCAACTCTTGGTTGTCAATTTTAATTTTATATACTTTTATTGTCTTCATTATACAAATATATAATATTAGTTTGAATTAAAAAAATAAAATTTAATATTATTGATTTTTTCTTTAAAAAATACTTACATTTGTTCTATGTTTACATTTGACGATATAGAGTTTGAACCACATAGTGTTGGTGAAGGATTACACGGTCTGATTTTCTTTCCTGGTGGATACGGACTTTCTGTTGTTAGATTTAGACATCCAGGTAGTAGTAGATATTCGACATATACAGATGACAATACTTGGGAGGTTGCAATTTTAAAAGGAACAAAAGATTATTGGGAAATTTGTTATGATACAGAACTAACAAATGATGTACTAGCTTACCAAACAGAAGAAGATATAAATAAAATAATTAAACACATAATGAGATTACACTAAATTTTTTTAAAAAAACACTTGTCAATTAGAAAAAAATACCTATCTTTGTAACAGAAATTAAAACTTTTAGAAATAACGATATATTTATAACGAAAATGAAAACAAATCTTAGACATATGGTCATTAGTAAGCAACCGCGCAATCAGTGGTCCTTCTGCTATAACACGCTTAAACTGTCTGGGGCATTTTCATTTATGAGTTAATAACGATTAATAAACATAAAAAGGAATATAAGACCCAAGGCAACAAACCTTGGGTTTTTTGTTTTATATTGGTTTCTTAGTATAGTTTGGTAATACCCCGGCTTTGTAACCCGGAGTCATCAGTTCGAACCTGATAGGAACCTCAAAAGAAAAAAGTTCTTTGACATATTGGCTTCATTTTGTTCCCTCGTCTAATGGCAGGACACGCGGTTTTGGTCCGTGGAATTGGGGTTCGAGTCCCTGGGGAACAACAATGGAAGGGTAATCACAACGGCTTGTGACACCGTCTTGAAAACGGTAGGTACTGAAAGGTATGGGGATCGACACCTCACTCTTCCTCACTATAGCGTAGTTGGCTAATTGGCTAAGCCACCTCATTTGGGATGAGGAAGATGTCGGTTCGAGTCCGGCCTATGCTACTATAAGTCCTCGTAGCTGAGTCTGGTTCAAGCCTCCCGCTTTTAACGGGAAGACCGTTGGTTCGAATCCAACCGGGGACACAACTTTTAATTTAAAAAAAATTTAAAAGTATAGTGGTTTTTTTCATTATTCATAATATTTATAATAAAAAGACAGATATGGGATGGGATGAAAATGAAATAAAAAAAGTAGAACTACTAATAATTGAGGGTAAAAATTATACCGAAATAGGTAAAATTTTAGGTAAAACAAGAGACTCTATAAGATATGTAGCAAATAGGTATAATATAAAATTTGAAAATTATCACCCTAAATGTCCTATTGAATGTGGAGATAATGAAAAATATTGTGGGACCTGTGGTATTAAAAAAAACAAAACAGAATTTAATAAAAACAAAACAAAAAAAGACGGTTTAAATACTATTTGTCGAGATTGTAGTAATAATAGGTCTAAAAAGTATTATTCTGAAAATCCAGAAAAACACAAAAAAGTAATACAGGAAAGAAATAAAAAATACCACTTCAAGATTAGAAATGAAATCTTTAATTACTTAAAAAGTAATCCTTGTGTTGATTGTGGGGAAACAAATGTGATAGTTTTAGAATTTGACCATAGGGATGATACAGATAAACACTTTGAACTCTCAACCGCGGTACATAAAGGATATAAATGGGAAAAAATAAAACAAGAAATTGATAAATGTGACGTTAGATGTTCAAATTGTCATAAAATAAGGACGGCAAAACAATTTGGTTGGTATAAAGGATTTAATTTGTGTTAATTAAAAAAAAGTATTATCTTTGTAAAAATTAAGGGAGAGTTGAGCAATTGGTTGGCTCAGCGGTCTGTAAAACCGTCTTCTGTAATGGAACTTGGGGGTTCGAGTCCCTCCTCTCCCACAATGGACCAGAAGCTTAAGTGGTCATAAGCTACTGCCTGTTAAGCAGAAGATAGTAGGTTCGAGTCCTATCTGGTCCGCAATAAGTTCACGTAGCTCAATTGGTAGAGCACCGATCTGATACGTCGGAGGTAATAGGATCGTAACCTATCGTGAACACTACGGAAGATAAACCTTGATGGCGATAGGGTCCGCCTGCTAAGCGAGATGTACCTTCGGGTATTTGGTTCGATTCCAATGTCTTCCGCAATTAAAATCCGGAAATTTTCCGGATACTATAACTTTTTTCCGGATAGACATCTAAGATTGAACAATCAATTAGGAAAATTTCCGGATAGATATAAAACAACAACCCGTAGGTTCTAGGTGAACGAAATTGGCTCATATCCGATTTTAGGTTGGTTCGAACCCAACATACGGGACAAAACTTTTAAAAAATAGAAACTTTTATAGCATTTGAAAAAAACGAAGAAGAATGGTTATCACCGGTACCTTCAGAAAGGGAATGGCAAGAACAAAAATTAGTTGAGATATTTGGACATTACCCAACCGCAAGTCCAAAATGGCAATACCTCAACGGATTGATTCTAATTGCGTTAGAACATATTGAATCAACCAAAGAAGCATCTCCCTAACGGAGAAGGTAATGGCTTGGTCAGGCCGGATTGACCCTCCCCACTTACGGAGTGGGGTTTATATGGTGTATGTAGCTCAGTTGGTAGAGTGCCACTCTGTGAAAGTGGAGGCCATGGGATCGTGCCCCATCATACACACAAATAGTTCACAACGGACAAGGCTTAGGCTCAAAGTATAGGGTGGTATTCCCTTTATTCCCTGAGGTGGGTGACGAGTGGTTGACCAGAACTATTTATACCTTCGTAGCTTAATGGAAAAGCCTCAGAATACGAATCTGATGATTGGGAGTTCGAGTCTCTCCGAAGGTACAAAAGATGATAGGAAGCGTAGAACAACGGACACGGAGAGGTGTTCGCAAGGGTACACACTAAGAATAGATTTCTCTCTAAGGGTGTGTGAAGTCATACGACGGGATTCCTGATAAAGTTGTTCATCATCTTTTATTTGCCCCTTTCGTATAATGGAAGTACAAAGCTCTTCTAAGGCTTAAGGTGGGAGTTCAAATCTCTCGAGGGGTACTTTAATCCGAAGTCGGCACCGAGCTAGGTCGGGCACTACTGCGTCGTAGCTTATGGAAGCGGCAGGTCTCCAACACCTCGCATGGACATTGGGTTCGATTCCCTGACGACGCGCTAAAATAAGGAACCCTGGTGTAAGCAGGTGTGTCACGTCTGACTGAAGATCAGAAGGTAACCGTTCGACTCGGTTGGGTTCCACAAAAATTATAAACTATGAACAGAGTATTCCGAAAAGTTACTGGTGAACCTGTATCTGACATTGTAAAACACACAATTGACATTCTAAAAGATTGTCCCTGGGCAGAAGTTCATATCGGAACTGACTCTCAAAATCATAGAAGATCAACTGTTTATGTTACGGCAATTGCTTACAGGTATGGTAATAGGGGTGTCCACTATATTTACCACAAACAAAAGATGAAAAAAGTAAAAGACAAATGGACAAGATTATGGAATGAGGCCGATTATTCAATTGAGGTTGCTGAATGGCTGACAAAGAAAGTTAATGTAAAGGTGGAAATTGACTTGGACTATAATAGTGATGAAAAACATTTCAGTTCAAAGTTAGTCCAACCGGCTGTTGGTTGGGCGGCATCACTGGGGTATAAAACAAATATTAAACCCCACAATCAAATTGCAACAAAGGCGGCGGATCATCACTGCCGTTAATATAAGGACCTATGGCCGAGAGATTTAGGTGCCGGTCTGCAAAACCGGTTAGATTGGTTTGATTCCAATTAGGTCCTCGATAAAATACCCTCGTGGTGGAATGGCAGACACATCCGGCTTAGACCCGGATTCCTTTTAAATAGGAGTGAGAGTTCGAGTCTCTCCGGAGGTACAAAAAATTAAACAATGTTAATAACAAACAAAAAAGTTCAATTTGAATATGAGATTATTGAAAAGTATTCTTGTGGTATTATTTTAAGTGGAAATGAAGTTAAATCAATTAAAGATAATAAGGTCAGTATTGTTGATACCTATTGTTATATAAAGAACTGCGAGATGTTTGTTAGAAACTTAAATATAACAACATCTGAAGAAAAAAGAGAAATTAAGTTACTTTTAAATAAAAAGGAAATCAGAGACATTGAAAAACGTATGGAAAAGGGTTTGACAATAGTTCCATATAAAATTTACACCAACGACAAGGGATTGATAAAATTGGAAATCGTTATTGGTAGAGGAAAAAAATTATATGACAAGAGGGAAACAATCAAAAAAAGAGACCAAGAACGTGATATGTTAAAAACCAATAGTAAATAAAGTATTTTTTATCTTATTAATATATTTATAATATAAAATATTGATATGAAAAAAGTAATTAGACTAACAGAATCGGATTTAACAAGAATTGTTAGACGTGTTGTTAATGAAGATAAGAAAAATAAAAAAGAAATGGATTGGAAAAAAATGGGTTTTGAAAGTAATGAAGATTATCAAAAATTTTTAGATACTAAAATGAAAGATTTAATAAATAAAATCAAAAACAACCCAGAATTATTAAATGTATTTAAAAGATTACACAATAAATAATAAAAAAAACTTGACACTTTTAAAAAGTATTATATATTTATAACAAAACAAATAAAAACGCAAATGAAAAATTTACATATCACATTATTAGGTGGATTGGCAATAGCTGAGGATCGTTTCTATAAAGAGGTGGTATGATAATTTAACACATAATAAATTTTGAAGCCCCTCTCTAACAAAGAGGGGTTTTTTTGTTTAAGGGTGTTGTATAATTGAAAAAAAGTTTTTATATTTGTAAAACAAAAGAGGTTCTTTGACATAATGGTAAAATAAGGTCCGGTGTTGAAACTGGTATACAAGACAGACTTATATAGACTTTTACGAAAATTTTTCCTAAATGTCTGATATTTATATTAAAAATAATAGTATGAAGAAAGATATTGAAGAAAATGAGTTTATTAGAATTGTGAATGAATCTGTCACAATGGCTGAAGCATCACTAAAATTAGGTTTACATTTTAACACGTTTAAACGTTACGCTCAAAAGTTTGGTGTTTATGACCCAAACCAAGGAGGGAAAGGTAAAAATAAAAAAGGTGTTGTTAGAGTATCGACAGATAAAATTTTAAATGGGGAATATCCACAGTTTCAAACATTTAAACTAAAAAATCGTTTATTTAAAGAAGGGATTTTAAAAAATGAATGTTGTCTTTGTGGTGTTACAGAATGGAATAATAAACCTTTAAATTGTGAATTAGACCATATTGATGGTAATAGGGCTAATCATAAAATTGATAATTTAAGAATTTTATGTCCTAATTGTCATTCACAAACAGAAACTTATAGAAGTAAGAAAAGAAGTTAATTTGAGTGCCATAGAGGAAACTCTTTGAGTAGAACTCCGTAAATTCGGTGAACCCTTTAAACTGGGAATACCGAGCCAAGCCTTTGAAAAAAGGAAGGTGTAGAGACTAGACACGGAGAACCTAAGTCTTTAATGATATGGTTAAGGTATAGTCCAGACCACAAACAACATTTTGTTTGGTAGTGAAAACTATAGTGGTAAGAAAATCTGTTGCCCATCTGGGCGTGTGGGTTCAAGTCCCACCCGGACTACAAAAATAAATTTGGTAAATTAAAAAATTATTTATATTTTTGTCTTATGATAACATTTGATGATATAGAATTTAAACCCCATGCTATTGGAGATGGTGTTCACGGATTACTTTTTTTCCCTGGTGGATATGGACTTTCAGTTGTAAGATTCTCTAATCCATTTGGTGGTGGTTCATACACATCAAATGATATTGAAGATTATGAGGTTGCAATAATCAAACGGACAAAAGATCAGTGGGATATTTGTTATGATACAAAATTAACAAATGATGTTTTGGGTTACCAAACAAAAGAAAATATTAATGACATTATTAACCACATAATGAGATTACATTAAAAAAGTTTAAAAAAAGATTTGGTAGATTAAAATAAAATACATATCTTTGTTAAAGATAAGTGATTGTAAGAAACGGGAAACTCGTAAAGTACATTAACCTGTTGACACAAGATGGTGAAACGAGAGTGTGTGTCAACTACTGAACTACAATAAAACAGTCAAGTGGCGGAATTGGTAGACGCTGGGAGATAATACTCAAAACTCCTTGGGGTAAGGTGAATCTCACACTTATCTCGTGATAGGTTCGAATCCTTCTTTGACTACATATTGCGTGAAGGTGTAATTGGTTGCATGGGACGCTCATAACGTCTACGGGGTGGTTCGAGTCCACGACACGCTACTAATAGGATGAATAGGTGGAAGGGCCTTTCCTGAAAGATGGCTTGCTAGGCCCGTGTTCATCCTTATTTCATAGCCAACCAAGCTTTACTACAATACGGGTTCATACCTGTGGGTTAGAGGTGACGGTCAGGAAAGACTGACAATTTTTGAACTATCGTTATATTTATATATAAACGGAGGTTCAAAATGAAATACATAGTTTATGAAATAACAAATAAAGTTAATGGTAAGATTTATGTTGGTGTACATAAAACTGAAAATCTTAACGATGGGTATATGGGGTCTGGAAAAAATATAAAGGAGGCCATTAAAAAATACGGAATTGATAACTTTGATAAAAAATATTTAGCAATATTTGATAACCCAAAGCAAATGTTTCAGATGGAAAGTGAGATAGTTAATGAAAGTTTTGTAACTAATAAAAACACATATAACATTTCTTTGGGTGGTTTAGGTTCTTTTGATCACGTAAATAAAAATTATTGGACAGAAGAAAAGAGACGATTACACGGATTAAAATATGGAAGTATTGCTGGTTCGTGGGATAATAAAGAAAAAAGAAAAAAAACTTGGGAATCGGTACCTTTAGAATTTAGAATTAATAATGCAAAAAAAATGGGTGATAAATTCGGTGGTTTTAATAAATTAACTGAAGATATTGTCACTGAAAGGTTAGATTTAATTAAAGATGTTGATATGACAACTTATGGGTGGGTAAAAAAAGTATCTGATATTTTAGGTTTAACACATTCACAAGTAAAAAGATTTGTTGATAAACACTATAAAGGTGAGGTTTACAGAAGAAAAAAATAAATTATGCCGACGTAGCTCAATTGGTGAGAGCAGGACGCTTATATCGTCAAGGTTATGGGTTCGAGTCCCGTCTTCGGTACTGGGAGTGTATGCAGTAGAGTTCAGTTTGAGAGATGAGTGTACCGAGCACTTAAAAGATAGGGTACAAGGAATCAAATCGTTTATCAGTTTAAGGCGAGAAAAACTGCCGTTGTTGATGAGATAAGTTTGACGTATAAACTTACACCCGTGTTGTTAGTAGGTTTGATCACCCCATTCACGTTAAGTGACGAAACTACCCAAGGAGTAGTCACAATTTGCGGGTGTAGCTCAATTGATAGAGTGTTGGTCTTCCACGCCAAAAGTTGTGAGTTTGAATCTCACCACCCGCTCTGAGACATACTTAGTGAGAAACCCCATATTCTCTGGTTTATGGGGACTTTACTACACTCACTATTGTGTGTCTTTTTAAAATAAATCTTACAGAAGTCCGATTAGCGCGGATGAAAGGAACCTTGGCTCTCGTAGGATCGCAACCTTTACTGAGAGGACGGAAATGACCCAAGGTACTCTGTAATGGACCCTGCTCTGATGTGCACGTCAACAGGTGATGGGGAACAAACCATCGATCAAATCCAAACCCGTGGTGAGCACGGAAGGTTTATTTTTTTTAAATGGGGGTGTAGCTCAATTGGATGAGCGGCTCGTTTGCATCGAGAGGGTTTTATGTGGGTTCGAGTCCCACCTCCTCCACTTCGTTAATAACTTTTTCCACAATTACCGATATTTATTAATAAAGGTAATTATGAAAGAGTGTAAAAATTGTGGAATAAACATCAAAGAAAAAAACACATATTGTTCTTTGACTTGTAGGAATATCTATGTAAATAAAAATTTAAGAGATTATACTAAAAATAGTGGTAGGATAAAAGAACTATCAAAAGAAAAATATTCACAAAATCCAAAAAAATGTAAAAAATGTGAATTACCTATTGACTATAAAGATAGAACTAAACTTTATTGTTCTGATGAATGTAGAAATTCATCCATTAATCGGACAAACAGAAAAGGTCTTAAATATAAAATGACACAACAAGGTAGGGAAAATATAATTAGAACTAACTTGGAACGTATTGGTGTAACTAAAGAGTTTATTGAGTATAACAAAACACCAAATAAATGTTGTAATTGTAATAATTTATTAAGTTTCAAAAAACGTAATAATAAATATTGTTGTATAGATTGTAGGAGAATGTATGAAAGAAATTTGATGTCAGATTATAAACAATACAAACAAGACACTAAATTTAATTTTAACCTTTCAGATTTTCCAAGTGAATTTGAGTTTTCACTCATTGAAGAGTATGGATGGTATAAACCAGTTAATAGGGGTAACAATTTAGGTGGTGTTAGTAGAGATCACATTTATTCAGTGAATGAGGGATTTAAAAATAAAATAGACCCAAAGATTATATCACATCCCGCAAATTGTAAGTTAATGGTTCATAATGAAAACATTTCTAAAAATAAAAAATCAAATATTACAATTGATGAATTATTAAAAAAAATTGAAGATTGGGATAAAAAATATTTGTTAGATTGAAATAAAATATATATCTTTGTAAAACAAATCTCAGGATTATCTATCTTGAGACTGGAAGGTTCGAAACTACCGATTGATTATGGTGTAATGGTGCACAGGAACCGTCATTGGAGTCCGGGATTAAGGTTCAAATCCTTTTTAATCAACAAAGACCGGAGTAATTAACCGAGTCCTAACGAGAAGATGTATCATATATCTCAGAGAAATTTGGTACCAGTATTTCCTGATATGTCTTCTTGATTAACTACTTATGGTGTAAATGGGTTTGCACGTCGGCACGAAGCCGAAGGGCTGTAGGTTCGAGTCCTATGGGTAGTTCAAAAAATAAACAACAAATACGAAAGAATGATGAAGGAAGTTTTATCAGGGACTTGTGAATCAGGAAGGGTTAAATTTGTTAAAACAAACGTAAAAACTGATTTTTTAAGGAAACTGAAAAAAACGCTCTATAGAACGAAGTACAAGTTCAGAGTGGGGAGCGGGTCCCACAAAAAAGTTTAAAAAAGATTTGGTGGATTGAAATAAAATACCTATCTTTGTAAGACAAACAAGATGAGTTTCCCCACACCTAGGGTTAGTGAGAAACTTAAAGGGGGACAAGTGGTACACAAGTCCACGACTCATCTTAACTTGGGCTATTGGTGAAATGGTATCATATCTGACTGTCTATCAGAAATCGACGGATCGTAACCGTCATAGCCCGCCAAAAAATGTTCCGGTAGTGAAATGGCGATCACGAGGCACTTTCTATGCCTAGTTCGGAGTTCGATCCTCCGTCGGAATACTAACCTAAACCTTTATGGTATGCTTTTATCCACTTTCTAATTGTATTTTCGGATACATTATAAAGTTTTCCGGTTTTAGGAAACCCCATTTGTTTAGTTTGATCTAATAAAACCGATAATGGGGGTCTTTCTACCTTTCGTTGTTTAAATTTGGATAAAATTTCTAACTCAGTAAAACCAAATTCATTTCTTTCCTTTTTTTGATATTTTTTTGGTTTAACAACCAATCCGATTCGGTGATTATTAATTTTTGGTTTGTCTTTTAATATTGAAATAATTTCATTAAAAACATTTTCAATATTTGTTTTTATTTCTTTCTCTGAAATTCTTACAACCAACCAACCCAAATCATTTAACAGTTTATCTTTTTTATTGTCTCTTTCTTTTCTTTCCGGTAAAAGATGTTGTGATCCATCAATTTCAACCGCAACCATTTCATTTAAGAAAGCAAAATCAACAAAATAAGGAAAAACCGAATATTCTCTAACTATTGAATATTTTTTATCTAAACCATTTTTTTCAATATATTCAATACATAATTTTTCAGGGTAAGAGACATTTGATAACCTCCAAGCGGTTTTTTCTGGGTTATTTTTCATAAATTCCAATCTTTTCTCTCGCATTATTTTTTTACTTTCTTCAGTATGTTTGAAATTATCTGGGTATTTTTTACGAGCAATTTTATTTGATTCGGATAGTGACCTAACTTTATCTCCTAATATAATTTTTATATCATCAGATTGGACTTTAAATTTTTTTCTTAAATCCCTAACTGAATAATCTTCATTTACATAAAGATTGATGATATCATCTTTTATTTGTGATAATTTTTCACACTTTTTAATGTGTTGATTAAAGTTACCAAAATTATCTAACTTACGATTACAAATTTTACATTTAAACATAATACCTCCTTTATATATAAATATCACGAACCCACAAAAAAGTCATACAAACTAACCTAAAAATTAATTTTTTTTTAAAAAACATTTGGTAGATTGAAATAGATTATATATCTTTGTAAAACAAATAAGGAAAACGTTCTTTGAAAATATTAAATTGGTAAGATAGCAGATAGACCTATATCAGCAGAACCCCACAGGGAATCAGAAATGATGAGCAAAATGGAGCCCCTATCAGATTACAAGTTGAGGAGGTACTCAAAGATATCCGAGAGGATAACAGGTATATAAACGATGGTTTGGGTAGAACGGATGTTAAAGGTGAGGTATAGGTAGTAGGGATGAGGTGACTCACGAATAAGTAAATCTTAAGGTCTTACCATTTTTTAAAATATTGATAGTGGACGCCTCTACTTATGTTGTCGACGAACTAGGTAGGCCAAGGATAGTCATCACCCTTCTGCCGGTGCACCCTAAAACTCGGGCAAGCAGTTAAGATTGGAGCGAGACCGGGTACTCCATCACTATCAACAATATTGTGTTGTTCCCTTGAGAAAGGAATCAAATATTAGTAAATGTGATACAATGATTGGCACACAACACAGAGGATCTCAACCTCAAAAAAAGATATCAACGGAGTATATTCACACTTAGGAAACTATGTAATGGTCAAAATTCTAATGATGTCTTTTTATAGTCAGGCGGTGGAAGGTGTCCACAATGGGGTAACCCTTGAACGGTATGTTGGCTGCATAACGGGAGGTACGATGAAATATTCGTAATAACGTCAACCACAGGTTCGAGTCCTGTCCTGACTACAAAAAATAAAGAGTTATGAAATTGGAGATTGCTTGGAATTGTTTAGAAGGAGATTGGTGGTTTGACTTAGGGATCAATTGCCAAAGAACAGAATACCACCCTAATAAAAAAATGGTATTTGCAATTGCTTTAGGTATTGCAACAATATATCTTAGATGGTAGAAAATATAGTCAGGTGGCGGAATTGGATAGACGTGGCCCTGTCGAGGGGTTAAACCGGAATTACCGGTTCGAATCCTGTCCTGACTACACATGTAATATTGAGGTAATAAAACTCACTAAAAGAGTTTTTTTCTGAGCCCGAAAAGGGTTATATTTACCTTATCAAATTATCAATAACAACAATGACAGACACCACGCCAGTATCACTCATCATATCAAGCCACCTCAACGACGCTCTGATCGAGCTCGGCTCCGGCGACGAGGCCAAGGCACAGGCCCGTATCCGGTTTTGCCAGCGGCTTGTGCATCTCAAGTTTAACGCTAGCCTGCGGGTAACGGATGAGGAGCTTGAGCTTGTCTGGAAGGGAGCTAACCCGGACTTTAGTGCTGAAGACCTATAGCTAAGACAGAAAGGAAAGCATCGGGCAACCTTATAAAAAAATGTAGCCGCAAAACAGTCAGGTGGCGGAATTGGTAATGTGCCTTTGTCAACATAAGAATACTGAGGAGAATACAGGTTCGAATCCTGTCCTGACTACAAAAGACCCCACGATTAACAGAAATATCCGTCTGTTATGGTGTGTGATCCTGACTTGAAGGCTTCAAGGCTATGGGGGAGGCTACACAGGTTAGATAAGGATTCCCCATTATGGATTAAGGGGGTTAGGGGCTTTAATTAGTCGTAATACAATCCACAAGTTGTGAGAACACTGAACAATCTCACAATACACACTCGTCTTCCGAGTGAGACTCACCAAGTAACTATGGGGGTAGGGTGAAGATGTTCTGAGGATAATATTGTTGTTAATTTTAAGTCCTATGGTCCGAAAGGATATATTGAAACCCAAAGGCACAACGATATGAAAGTAGAAACCCACCGTGGATGGTTACTACGGGCTAGCGAATCCTAGTCATATCGGTGTGGGATACTAATGACACTAAATACTATGAACTTAAAAGGTTCTCCTCGCTTAGTGGAGGGACGATTCAGAACCTTTTTATTTAGTCAGGTTGGTACAAGGTCGGTTCGAGTCCGATGGAAGGTCATGGATGTCGGGTAGCTCCCTGTATCAAGGTTCGATTCCTTGACTGACTTCAGGTCGTCTTTTTTGGTGCTCGTCCAAGTTGAGTAACATTGTTGAGACGTTAAAGTAACAAAGGTAGAAGTACTGGGGTTTGGCAAGTTTCCAGAAACTGCGGTCTCTTTTTTTACCGAATGGGGTTTCCAAGACCTAAAATAGAAACTTCAAACGACAGAAACAAAAAGGGGGTAACACCTTAATTCCCCCTTTTATTTTTAAAAAAGATTTGGTAGATTGAAATAAAATACATATCTTTGTAAAACAATAGTCAGGTGGCTCAATGGTAGAGCAGATATGAAAGGTGATCGGTAAGTGGTTCAAATCCACTCCTGACGGCAAAAATAAAAGTTATATGAAAAAATTAATTTTAGTATTTAGTTTACTCGTTACCAGTACGGTAATCGGTCAGTTTCAGTTACGTAATATGAGCGGATTCAAGAAAAATGAACATGATCTCTATGAGATGAGATTCACCAATCCTCGAGCAGCAATAATTAAATACAACACGGTAATTGATAAATTGGGTGCTGATACAAGTGGATTTGTTTACGACATAATGGTGAATCCCATTGATTTTGGATTCTTTAAGAAACCAGCTGAAGCCCGAACAATGTACATAAGCATTCTCCTATACGAAGATGAAGTATACAAAATAATGTTTGGTGAATTTGATGGTACCAGAGAAAAACGATTCTTCAATGTTTTAGATGAGAACGGAACACCATTGATCTTAACATACAAACCAGAATAAAACCTATATACTATGAAAGAACACGACAAAACATTTATTAGAGCGGCAGTAGCTTTACTTACAGTAATCGTACTGGGTGTGGCTATAACAATTATGATACTATCATAAAATAGTCAGGTGGCGGAATGGTAGACGCTATATCGAGTAGATGTGGATAGGAAGTACAACGAAGTTCTCGCAAAACCCATCATACCGGTTCAAATCCGGTCCTGACTTCAGCGGTTACCTGACTCCGATAGGACGGTAAAACCCATTGGGAAATCGGAAATCCGTGAATGGGGGCGCAAGCAAAGAAGAACTTGCAATGGTGGAGTGCCTAAGACAAAAGAAACGAGACGTAGGGGCGATCTTATGTTGGTTACAAATCTCCACCTTTTTTAAATTAAAAAAATTATGACATTAAAAGAACAAATAAATGCCGATTTTATGTTAGCATTTAAGAACAAAGAAATGGAAAAGAAAAACTTCCTTGGTGTTGTTAAGGGTGAAATCCAAAACGAAGAAGGAAGATCAGGTATTGCATCTGATGATGTGGTATTAGGTATATTAAAGAAAATGGAAAAATCTTTAACACAAACTAATACACCAGAATCATTAAAAGAATTGGAATATATTAAACCATATTTACCACAAATGATGAGTGAAAATCTAATCCGTGAAAAGGTTATCACATATATAATGAGTGGATTGACCAATCTCGGACAGATTATGGGTGAGTTTAATAAAAACTATAAAGGACTTGTTGATAATAAAACAGTATCTATGATTGCAAAAGAACTTTTGGAAAATACAGATAAATTATGACACCATTATTGTTTATATTATTTATTTTGTTTATCTTTACGGTAAGAAAAAGACGATGAACTTCAGTTCCCATACAGCGGTGAGACGGGCTAAGTTAGATACAATTCCTCGGTGCTGGGAGTAGAAAGCTGAAGAGTCGTTGTTTGTCAGGAGCGTAATGCGGCACGGTGCCAAGTCCTAAAGACACCACGGTCCAAGAGCAATTTGGACGCGAGAAGTTATAAGGTTGCTAAATGTGGGTTCGAATCCCACCCTGACATCTAAAATTTATATATTATGAAAGATGTTTTTTTTACTATTTTATCTACTGTATTATCAGTAATTGTTGTTGGGATTGGGCTTCAAATGACGACTTATTTTCTTAAAAGTGATGTTGGAATTTTTCCATTTATTGTTGGGTTAATTGGTTTTTTTATAGCAATAAATCCAGCTATGAATCAGTGGGAAGAAGTGTTCAGACGTTTGTTCAAAATTAAAGATTAAAACTTTTTATGGTTTTTTAGATATTTATCTATAACAAATAAACCATAAAAAACAAAATTTTATGAAACTTACACAAGAACAAGTCCTTGGGATTGCAAGACACATATTAACCTTTGCTGGTGGTATTGTCATAATGAAAGGTTATGCTAGTGAAGCGGTCGTAACTCAAACTATTGGTGGTATTTTAACGCTAATTGGGGCTGTTTGGTCAGTGGTTGTTAAGAAGTAATTTTAACAAAATTTTATAAATCCCATCTTTTTAGGTGGGGTTTTTTAATATTACAATATATTTATTAAGTAAATTTATGTGAATGGAGAATTGGGTAGAACTAACAATTGCTTTTATAACCGGTATTTTGGGTCCTTTATCGGTTATTTTTTTAAAAAATTTTTTGGACAAAAGAAAACAAAAACCAGATATGGTTACAGACACACTTCGTGTAAGTGAGTTAATAAATTCAAGAATAGAACATATAAAAGATGAATTTA